CGCACCGATCCGACGGGCGCCACGGCGCAGCCGGTGACCGACAATGGCGGCTCGCTGACCGTGGACGGCAGCGTGTCGCTGGCGGCGGCGCTGCCGGCGGGTACGAACAACATCGGCGATGTGGATGTGCTGACACTGCCGTCGCTGCCGGCCGGCGCCAACACGGTCGGCTCGATCGCGGGCATCACGACGAGCGTCACGCCGGGCACCGGCGCGACCAACCTGGGCAAGGCGGAGGATGCACCGCACGCCACCGGCGATGTGGGCGTGCTGGTGCTGGGGGTGCGCAGCGACGCCGCCGTGACCCCGGTTTCCACCGACGGCGACTATCATCCGCTGCTGTTCGACGGCTCGGGGTTCCTGCGCGTCCGCCCGCAGGGGACGAACGCCCATGATGCCGTGGCGTCGGGCAACCCCACGATCATGGCTGGCGTATCCGAGACGCCCGAGGACACCGCGCCCGCGAACCAGGTCAGCGCCGAGGGCGACCAGACCTCGCTGGTCGTGTCGCGCGACGGCGCGCTCTACACCCATCCGCATCCGCCGCGCATCTGGCACGCGGCGAGCGAATTCACCGCGGCGCAGACCGATACCTCGGTCAAGGCCGCGCCCGGCGCGGGCCTGTCGCTATACATCACCGACATCTACGTCGCCGTGAACGGCACGGTGACAGTAACGCTAGAGGAAGGCACGACGGTATTGAAGCATCGTTTCTACGGCTCGGCGGCCGGCCAGAGCGCGAGCCGCAACCTGAGGGTGCCGATGAAGCTGGCAGCCAACACGGCGCTAACGGTGACCACCAGCGCCGCCATCGCCTGCACCGTGGCCGTCAGCGGCTACACGGCACCATAAATGAGGAGCATGACCGTAGTGCTATTGCTGTTCTGGCGTGCCGGCGCCACCTGGTCCGCGATCGGGCCGGTCGCCGATGACTGGATGCCGGCGGCCGCGGCCGTCGACGGATGGAGCGCCGCCGCGCCAGCGAGTGGTTCGTGGAAAGGTGTCAGCACTGCGTCAGGCGCATGGACCGAGGCCGGCAAGGCGGCCGGCCCCTGGATCGATGGTTGAACGCGGAGGCGATCGTCGAACATGATCCCCGTCGGACCCTGGCTTCCCGATCTGCCGGCGCCGGCCAATCCGGGGGCGCTGGAGGCGCTGAACGTCATTCCCGACGCGGCGTCTTACCGGCCGCTGCCCGCCTTCGCCGAACAGGGCAACGCCATGGCCGGCCGCGTGCAGGGCGCGATCTATGCCCGTGGCGTCGCTGGCACGATCGCCCAGTTCGCCGGCGACGGCACGAAGCTCTACAAATGGGACAGCTCGGGCGTGAACTGGCTCGATGTCAGCCGCGCGGTCGGCGGCCCCTACGTCACGCCCGTTGACGGCGGCTGGTCGATGACGCAGTTCGGCGATCTCGTGATCGCCGTCAACGGCACGGACGCGCCGCAGAAATTCACCATCGGCAGCTCGACCAACTTCGGCGCCCTCGGCGGTTCGCCGCCGGTCGGGCGACTGATCGCGACGGTACGCGACTTCACGGTCATGGGTCGCATAGCGGCGACGGTCAACCGGGTGCAGTGGTCGGGGATCAACAACGCGGAGACCTGGGCCTCGTCGCAGGTCACCCAGGCGGATTTCCAGGACCTGCCCGACGGCGGCTATGTGATGGGGCTGGTGGGCGGCGAATACGGCGTCGTGTTCCAGGAACGCTCGATCAAGCGCATGACCTATGTGGGCGTGCCACTGATCTTCCAGTTCGACGAGATCGCCCGCGGCATCGGCACGCCGGCGGAAGGCTCGGTGGCGCGCTACGAGGACATGGCGTTCTTCCTGTCGGACGAGGGCTTCTACATGCTGGCCGGCGCACAGCAGCTCCGGGGCATCGGCCACAACAAGGTGGACCGCTATTTCTGGAACGACGTGAACCAGAGCTATCTCTACCGCGTGAGCAGCGCCGTCGATCCCGTGAACAAGCTTTATGTGGTGAGTTATCCGGGGTCCGGCAGCGCCGACGGCACGCCGAACCGCCTCTTGATCTACAACTGGCAGGCCGACCGCTGGAGCCGCGCTGAGCAGGCGATGGCGCTGCTGCATCAGGGCGCCTCGCAGGCGAGCTACACGCTGGAGGGGCTGGACAGCATCACCACGAACCTGGATGCGCTGCCCTTCTCGCTCGACAGCCGCGCCTGGTCGGGCGCCGGACGGCTGCTGCTGGCGGGCTTTTCGACCGCGAACCGGGCGGGGTTCTTCAACGGGCAGCCGATGGCGGCGACTGTCGATACCGGCGAGGCGCAGTTGATCGAGGGGCAGCGCGCGCTCGTTCGCGGCCTCCGACCGCTGGTCGACGGCGGCACGCCGAGCGTGGCGATCGGCACGCGCGGCCGGGTCGTCGATCCCGTGCAATGGGGGCCGGAGGTGACGCAGAACGACCGCGGCCTCTGTCCGCAGCGCGCGTCCGGCCGTTACTTCCGCGCCCGCATCAAGATGCCGGCGGGCCAGAGCTGGGGCCACCTGCAGGGCGTGGACGAGATCGACGCCGCGCCGGCGGGACGGCAGTAGACATGGCGTCGCAGAGCGGTTTTCGCGGCCTGCCGGTGAACGGCGGGACGCCGCGGGAGATTTCCGAGGTGGTGAACCGGATGCTGGTCGGCGGCCTCAACGTCGGCGGCTCGGTGACGCTGGCGGTCGGCGCGGGATCCACCGTGGTGGCGGACCCGCGCGCCTCCGGCAGCAGCCGCATTTTGCTGTGGCCGACGACGGCGAGCGCCGCGGCCGAGCTTGCCGCCGGCGCGATCCACACCTCGGCCAAGGCCAAGGGCAGCTTCACCCTGACCCACGCCAACAGCGCGGTCGCCGACCGCAGCTTCGACTACGCGATCCTCGGCTGAGGGCGCGCTTCGACGGACATGGAGGACATATGCTGATGGGACGACTGCCCGGCAGCCTGCCGGCGAACGGTTACCGCCATCCGGCGATGCCGGCGATTCCGGCCGCGCTCGGCGGGGCGCAGCGCTTTGCCGGCGTGCCGCTGCAACCCTATGCGCTGCCGCAGCCGGTGCCGCTCCCGCCCGTGGCGCCGCCGGCGGCATTTGCGCTGCCGCCGCACATCGAGGCCTGGCGCGCGCAATTGCTGGCCATGAACCCGTTGATCCTGAGCCGGCGCTTCGGCCTCTCGCCGGCGCAGTTCCGGCAGATGCTGGACGATCCGCAGACGGCGATGGCGCTGTATGAGCGGATGCAAGGGCAGGGCCGACGGTCGTTTGCGCCCGCGCAGTTCGGCGGCGGCGGCGAAGGCGGCAACAGCGATGTCGCGGGCATGAAGGCTGCCGACCACCTGCGTAGCGGCATCGCCGATCTCACGGCGGAGAACGTGTTGAAGGCGTTCGATTTCGGGGGCGGCCTCATGGGAATCAAAGGTCTGTTGGGCACGGCGGTGCAAGGTATCGGGCACCTGGCGTTCCCCGACCTTGTCGGCTCGCCGGCGCCCGACTTCGCCGGATATGCCGACATCGGCACATTGGCCAAGCAGTTTCCCGATCTGGCCGCCGCAATCCGGGCGCTGGAGAACGAGATGATCCCTGCGAATGTTCATGCCAAGCGAGCGGCCGTGCTCCGAGAGGCGCGCAAGGCCGCCGCGATCGGTCGATCCCCCGGCGCCGGCGCCGAAGGGCACAAGCAGGGCAAATCGTCCGGTCCCGGTCCCGGCAACCGCGGGCCGCGCGGCGGCGGCGCCTACGGCGGCATGGGCGGCGTCGGCTCGCACGGCGTCTGACCATGCTGCGCGCGGCGGCCAATGAGGGTGCCGCGGGCCGGCGCGGTGCGTGGCTCGACCCTGTCCCGGCGCGTCTTGTGTCCAGCATTTGGCCGGTCGCCGCGCCGTTGATCGAGCGGGCCTTGAAGCATGGCGGCGGGCGCTATGCGGCGGAGGACTACCGGCGCGGCATTGCGGCGCGGGACATGCAGCTCTGGCTGGTGCGCGAGGGCGATTGCATCGTCGGCCTCGCGATCACCGAGCTGCTCGACTATCCGCGGCGGCGCTGCTGCCGCTATCTGCTGCTGGCCGGCGAGGGCTTCGACCGCTGGCAGCATCTGCAAGGAGAGATCGAGGACTGGGCCCGCGCCAACGGCTGCGCGACCATGGAGATGTGCGGCCGGCGCGGATGGGAGCGCAAGCTTCGGGGCTGGCGCGCGACACATGTGGAACTGAGCAAGGAGCTGTGAACATGCCTGGCGGCGGTGGCGGCAATCAGACGAGCGTGACGCAGAACGAACCCTGGAAGCCGGCGATTCCCTATTATCTCGGCGATCCCAAGCAGAACATTCCCGGCATCTTGCCGGAAGCGGCGAACTGGTATCGCTCGACGGTCCCGCAATGGTATCCGGGGCAGAGCGTGGCGTCCCTGGCGCCCGAGGAGCAGATGGGCCTGCAGGCCATGGCGGCGCGCGGCCTGGCGGGCAGCCCGGGCGCGGCGCTCGCCAACCAGTACGCGCAGGCGGCGCTGGCCGGGCAGTTTCTCGGCGGCAATCCCTATGTCGGCGCCATCGGCGAAGCCGTGCGCGCCCAGGTGCAGCCGGGCATCGACGCCATGTTCTCGGCGGCGGGCCGCTACGGCTCCGGCGCCCATGCGGGGCAGGTGGCCCAGGGCATCGCCGGCGCGCTGACGCCGCAGCTGTTCCAGAACTATCAGTTCGAGCGCGGCCTGCAGGCGAACGCGGCGCAGTTCGCGCCTCAGCTTGCGGCGCTGGACTATCAGGACATCGGCGCGCTCTTGCAGGCCGGACAGGCGCGGCGCGCCTATGCGCAGAGCCTGATCGACGCCGACATGGCGCGCTGGAACTTCCAGCAGAACATGCCGCTGGAGAAGCTGAACGCCTATGCGTCGCTCATCGGCGGCGCGCCCGGCAGCACCATCACCACGGCGGCGCCGGGGCCGAGCCCGGTGGACTACATCAACGCCATCGGCGGCCTGATCGGCGAGTTCATCTAGGCCCCTACGACAACGCGAACCGAACGGAACTGCCGGTGCCGGCGCGCCGGTGGAGAGGGAATCCCATGCCCGGACTGAAAGACTACAGCACGACGCCCGCGAACAATACCGCGCTGTTCCCCGAGGGCATGGCGCCCTCGCAGGTGAACGATAGCGCGCGCCAGCTCCAGGCCGACATCCGCGAGTGGTACAATGACGCGGAGTGGGTGATTTATGGCGACGGCGATGGGTCGCACGCGATCGCCTACGGCTCCGCCGCCAGCTTCTCCGTCAGCGGCGCGAACGTGACCGCGGCCTATCACGCCGGGCGGCGCGTTCGGGCCGTCGGCACGCTCACCGGCACCATCTACGGCACCATCGCCTCCAGCGCGTTCGCTACGAACACTACCGTCACCGTGACCTGGGACAGCGGCGCGCTGCAGAACGAGGCGCTGACGATCTATCTGGCCGTCTTGAGCCGCAACAACAGCTCGCTGCCGGCGAACGCGGCGCGCACGGACGTCGCCAACAGCTTCACGGCGACGCAGAGCATGAGCGGCGCCGCCTTCAACGAGGCGGCGGAGGTGGCGCTCGCCAGCGCGGCCACCGTGAACATCGGCGCGGCGGCCGCGAACAGCGTGCAGATCACCGGCACGACGACGATCACCGGCCTCGGCAGCGCCGCCGCCGGCATCCGCCGATCCCTGCGCTTCGCCGGCGCGCTCACGCTTACCCATAACGCCACGTCGCTGATCCTGCCGGGCGGGGCGAACATCGCCACCGCCGCCAACGATACGGCGGAATTCCTGTCGCTGGGATCGGGCAACTGGGTGTGCACGGCTTACAAACGGCAGGATGGAACGGCGTTGGCGTTCTCCGACGTGAACGCGCTGGCGACCACCGACAATCCGCCGTCGAGCGCCTATGTCGCCGGCAGCACCGGCGGCGCAACCAACCGGAAATTCCGCGTGGGCGAGGTGGGCGGGTGGTGCGTGCTGGAGGAGCAGATAGCCAGCAATAGCGTTGGAATAGTCTTTGTCTTGACAAGCTACGTTCTCGATTTCGAAACGTTTCGATTCGAGTTTGTCAACGTCTCTCCCACAAATGACAACGTGGACTTGCAGTACAGGGTGAATACTAGCGGCAGTACAACGACGTTTGACAGCAGTGTGGGCGACTACGGTTGGAGGACTACGCAAACGAATAGCGGGGGAGTCAGTGGTGCGGGGAGCAACTCGACATCCCTGCTGCAAATCAATGGTGCCAACGGCCTTAGCAACGTTGGCGGCGAGACTCTCTCGGGATGGATCGAAATGTACGGAGCTACCTCCACAGTGCGCACGCAATTCGTGGGTTGCGCGATGCATCATACTGCCACAAATCTAACGGAAACGCTTACCCACGCAGGAGAACGGCTAGCCGCCCAAGACACTGACGCGATTCAGTTCTTCATGTCATCAGGCAACATCGCCTCCGGCAAGATCGTGCTCCTCGGCCGGCGCAAGGTGCAGTGATGGCGCGGACGATCGGACGGCGCGATCGCTCCTGGCACCTGGACCGGCGCGTGCCCATCGCCTTCATCCTGGCGATCCTGGCGCAGACCGCGGGCGGCGTCTGGTGGGCCGGCTCGATCGACAGCCGCGTCGCAGCCATGCAGCGCTGGATCGACGATAACCGCAGGTTGGATACGCGCCTCGCTGTCGTGGAGGTGGGGCAGAACCGGCTCAAGGAAGATCTCGGCGAGGTCAAGGATTTGCTGCGCCGCATCGACGACCGACTCGGCGCGCAGAGAAGCCGGCCATGAGGCGCGGTGTCGGCCCGCGCGGCCTGGCGCTGATCAAGCATTTCGAAGGCTGCCGGCTGGAAGCATACCAGGACAGCGGCGGCGTGTGGACCATCGGCTATGGCCATACGCGGGCCGTCAAGCCCGGCGACCGGATCACCGATGCGCAAGCCGAATCGCTGCTGCGGGCCGATCTCGCAAACTCCGAGCGCTCGGTCGGCGCGCTGGTGCGCGTGCCGCTGAGCCAGGCGCAGTTCGACGCGCTGGTCAGTTTCGAGTTCAACACCGGCGGCCTCGAGCTTCGCGGCAAGGCCGGCAAACCTGCGCCGTCGACGCTGCTTAAGCTGGTGAACGATGAATGCCATCTGGCGGTGCCGGAACAGCTCTGCCGCTGGCGCCACGACAACGGCCGGGAACTCAAGGGACTCATCCGCCGCCGCGTGGCCGAGGCGGCGCTCTACCTCGAAGACTGACGAAAGGAGAACGACATGACCTGGGATGTGATCGGCGGGCTGATCCGCCATCTGCTGACGTTCGGCGGGGGCTTCCTCGTCACCAACGGCACCATCGCCGAGGCGGAGTTGCAGACGCTCGTCGGCGCCGCCGTCGCCATCGGCGGCGTGCTCTGGTCGATCTTCGCCAAGCGCACGGCGCCATCCGCCACTTTGCCGAAGTGACGGTGCGGAAATGTCCGCAGGCGCGATCCTGGCAGCGGGTATCGCCGCCGTCGTGGCGGCGGTCGGGCTCGGCGTCTACCTGACGATCCGAGCGCTCACCGCGGCGGCGCGGCGCTCCGGCCGCCAGGAATCCGCCCTCGAACAACGGGAGAGAACAATTGACGCAATCGAAAGGGCGCGCCGCGTCGATGACGCGGTGCGCAGTGGCGTTGACGCTGCTTGGCTTGAGCGCGTGCGGCGCAAATACCGCCGTCCATGATTTCTGCCTAATCTACGAACCCATACTGGCGTCAGGCGGAGACAGCACCGCGACACTAGATCAAGTGGACGTGCTCAACGGCAAGTTCGAATGCTTGTGTCGCGACGACTGCCCTAAGTCGGACTGAGCGACCGCAGGCTGCGTCAGCCTCGGTTGGAGGGTGAAGAGATGCGATATCGACGTGCGGGCATCACCGCGACAGCCCATATCGGCTCCGCATCTGTCTCACTGGCTCGACCGGACGCATTATCTTCGTCGGAAATCTGTGAAAGCGCTGCAACATGCGACGG